CAGTAGAAGCAAAGTTTGCTGCACCACCTACTGAGAGAGTAGAAGCAAGAGATACTGCTCCAGCAACAGTAAGCGTACTGTTAAGATCAACTGCACCCTCAAGAGAGGTTGCTCCTACAACTCTTAGTGTGCCTCCAAGTACAGTATTACCTGCTATTGAAGCTGTGCTTTGAAGATGAGTAGCTCCAACTACTGTAACTGTAGTAGCAAAGTGAGCCGCTCCACCTACACTGAGTGTAGAAGCAAGAGATACTGCTCCAGCAACAGTAAGCGTACTGTTAAGATCAACAGCACCTTCCAGTGATGTTGCCCCCGCAACTCTTAGTGTTCCTCCAAGTACAGCATTACCACCTACTGATACAGCAGCTTTTAAATGTGTTGCTCCTGCCACAGAAAGTGTGCTATTAAGATCAACTGCACCCTCAAGAGAGGTTGCTCCAGCAACTCTTAGTGTACCGCCAAGTACAGCGTTACCACCTACTGATACAGCAGCTTTTAAATGTGTTGCTCCTTCAACAGTTACAGTAGAAGCAAAGTTTGCTGCACCACCTACGCTTAGTGTGGAAGCAAGAGATACTGCTCCAGCAACAGTAAGTGTGCTATTAAGGTCAACAGCACCCTCTAGTGAAGTTGCTCCTGCAACTCTTAGTGTTCCGCCAAGTACAGCGTTACCACCTACTGATACAGCGGCTTTTAAATGTGTTGCTCCTGCAACGCTAAGGGTACTGTTAAGATCAACTGCACCCTCCAGTGACGTTGCTCCTACAACTCTGAGCGTACCCCCAACTAGAACATTACTAACAGAAATATTTCCACCTACGTCTGCATTTATACCTGTGATATTACTACCATCACCATAGTATGCAGATGCACATACAGCAGCGTTAATAAATTTAACGGCTGTTCCAGTTGCTGTTAGATTGCCTGAAACAGAAACATTACTTTTAAACGTACCAGCACCAACTACTGTTACAGTAGATGCAAAGTTTGCTGCACCACCTACTGAGAGAGTAGAAGCAAGTGATACTGCACCAGCAACGGTAAGTGTGCTATTAAGGTCAACAGCACCCTCAAGAGAAGTTGCTCCAGCAACTCTAAGCGTTCCTCCAACTACAGTATTACCAGATATTGAAGCTGTACTCTGAAGGTGTGCCGCACCAACTACTGTTACTGTGGATGCAAACACTGCTGCACCAGCTACTGATACTGTACTTTGAAGGTGTGCTGCACCAGCAACTGTGGCAGTACCGCCTACAAATAAAGTACCACCTATTGTAGCATTATTAACAGAAATATTTCCAGTTACATTTGCGGTTATACCTGTTAGATTACTACCATCACCGTGATAAGCAGAAGCACAAACTCTTGCATTAACAGCTTGTACATTTGTACCAGTAATAGTAACAGTACTTAGGAAGTTTGCTGCTCCACCTACTGATAGAGTAGAAGCAAGTGATACTGCTCCTGCCACAGTAAGCGTACTATTAAGATCAACAGCACCCTCAAGAGAGGTTGCTCCAGCAACTCGTAGCGTTCCACCAAGTACAGTGTTACCACTTACCGACACATCATCTTTAAAAGTGCCTATTCCTACAACAGTTACAGTAGATGCAAAGTTTGCTGCACCACCTACTGATAATGTAGAAGCAAGAGATACTGCTCCTGCCACAGTAAGCGTACTGTTAAGATCAACTGCACCTTGTAGTGACGTTGCTCCTACAACTCTAAGTGTGCCACCAAGAATAGTATTACCGCTTACTGATACGTTATCTTTAAATGTTCCTATTCCAACAACTGTTACTGTGGATGCAAATACTGCTGCTCCACCTACTGATACAGCAGCTTTTAGATGTGCTGCTCCTTCAATAGTCACAGTACTGGCAAAATTAGCTGCTCCACCGACACTTAAAGTAGAAGCAAGTGATACTGCTCCAGCAACAGTAAGTGTGCTATTAAGATCAACAGCGCCCTCTAATGAAGTTGCTCCTGCAACTCTGAGTGTGCCTCCAAGAACAGTGTTACCGCTTACTGATACGTCATCTTTAAATGTTCCTATTCCAACAACTGTTACTGTGGATGCAAATGTAGCTGCACCCCCGACTGAGACAGTGCTTTGAAGATGTGCTGCACCAACTACTGTAACTGTGGATGCAAAGTTTGCTGCACCTACAACAGATACTAAGGCACCAAGTCGTGTATTACCAACAACTGTTACTGTACTGAGGAAATTACTGGCTCCGCCTACGCTTAGTGTAGAGGCAAGTGATACTGCACCTGTGACACTAAGAGTACCACCTATTGATACATTGCCACCAACTGCCAGATTACCACTGACAGAAACATTACCATCGTAAGTTATTCCTCCAGCAGCAAACAACGTACCAGCTACTGATACATTACCAGTTATGTCAAGATTACCACTTACAGATACATTACTCTTAAACGTACCATCACCCACCACTGTAACTGTATCAGCAAACACTGCCGCACCGCCTACCGACACTGTGCTTTGAAGATGTGCTGCACCAACTACTGTTACTGTAGATGCAAATGTAGCTGCACCTCCAACAGATACTGTACTCTGTAGATGAGCAGCGCCTACCACGGTAACAGTACTGGCAAAGTTTGCAGCACCTACAACAGAAACTATTGCACCAAGTCTGGTATTACCAACAACTGTTACTGTACTGAGGAAGTTAGTTGCTCCGCCTACACTCAGTGTAGAAGCAAGTGATACTGCTCCTGCCACAGTAAGTGTGCTATTAAGATCAACGGCACCTTCTAATGACGTTGCCCCTGCAACTCTTAGTGTTCCACCAAATACAGTGTTGCCTGATACAGACACATCATCTTTAAATTCAGCTTTACCTGTAGTTATTAATGTACCACCTACAGAAGTATTACCTGCAATATTTACCGCACCTGATATAGAGACAGCATCTTCAAATATAGCAACACCAGCTACAGTAACTGTGCCACCTATAAATAAGTTACCACCTACTGTAGCATTGTTTACAGAAACATTTCCACTAATTCCTACATTTGTAAGATTAGAACCATCACCATAATACGCACTGGCACATACTCTTGCATTAGCAGCTTGAATATTTGTGCCAGCAATGGTTACTGTACTTGCAAAGTTTGCTGCTCCACCTACACTAAGAGTAGATGCAAGACTTACTGCTCCGGCTATTGTTACTGTACCACCAAGATTAGTATTACCACTTACAGAGACATCATCTTTAAATGTACCTGCACCAACAACTGTGACAGTAGAGGAAAAAGTTGCACCACCTGTGATACTAAGAGTACCACCAACATTAAGAAAACCTGAAATAGAAACACTATCTGGAAGATTACCAATAGAAGCAGCAACACCTGTAATATTAGAACCATCACCATAAAATTCAGCAGCAGTTACATTACCAACAACATGTATATTACCACTTACTGATACATTGGTTGCAAAGTTTGCCACACCCTCAACATCAAGTACTCCACCAATACAAGCTGATGTTGCAACATCAAGGCGACCACTGACTGATACATCGTTACTAAAAGTAGACTTAGAAGTAAACCCAGCAGCACCAGCCACATTAAATGTACCGCCAACTGTTACATTATTTTTCAGGGCTGCTGTATTTTCTATCGTAACTGTAGATTTAAAAGTAGCTGCACCAACTGCTGTTACAGTGCTTTGTAGTTGGGTTGCGCCTGACACAGTAACCGTACTGGCAAACTGTGCAGCGCCTCCAACTGATAGACTTGACTGTAGATGTGCAGCACCAACAACTGTGGCAGTGCCACCTACATAAAGGTTGCTACCCACTGTAGCATTGCTTACTGATATATTACCAGCAATTGTAGCAGTCACACCACTAAGGTTTGAACCATCGCCATAAAAGGCACTGGCACATACTTTATCATCTACATGAAGATTTCTTTCCAGAGATACATCACCGCCTATACCCAGCGAACCTGTAATCTGTACGGCATTTGTAGCTACCTTCAGAGCAGTGTTTACACCGTCTCCTGTTTGAACAGGTTTAAGAGAAGTGTTTACACCAGTATTACTTGTAGAAGAACTAACAAGTATAATCTGTTTATATGTATTTGATATTAGTTGGCTTGTTAAGTCACTCATATTATATTCCAATACTTATCTGTTGATCCCCAAGCAGTGTTGGCCTGACTCCATGTAAGATTACGTCCACCTGTATCAGGACGAGGATTAAGAATTGCTGGGTTATCTCTTACATCAGGCACATGGTTTTGAGGATGGTTCTTCAGATCAAACTGTCCTTCAAAGTCTTGAGGGCATACCAGCATCCCATAACTATTCATTTGCATTATACGATGCGGATACACAAATCCACATGTATCACACATGGCTAGTGCATTTCTAGTACTTGCCACTATACATACCTTAATTTTGGACGAATAAACATAGAGGCTCTCTCTCTATCTTCTTCCATTGCTCTCATAAGAAGTTCTTCATAGTTTGCCTTTAACATCATAATTCTGTTCTCAGGAACAAGAGGACGTTTCATTGACATGTAATAAGCAAGACCACATGTAAGACAGGGTAAAAATCTTTTAGGTAAGTCTGCATTCTGTATTGCAGATTTATTTACATCCTGAAGTTCAGAAATAATTTCCATCTTCAGAACATCTGTAGCATTATCAGGAAGCGGCCAGACAGACATGACAGGATTATCACGTTCTCTACGTATAGAGTATTGACTAGGACGACCTGTTTGTGTCTTGTTAGGAATAAGAAGATATTCTTCAGGAGTAATACGCTGAAGTTGAATGTCTGTGCTATCTCTGTTAAGAACAACTTCCAAAGCATCTATAGTAGAAGACGCAAGAGAATAAGTTGCAGTACTGGCAGCTACAGTTACACTGGAAACAGAAGTACTCCAAAGAAGAACACCCCTGTTCTGCCAATCTTTAAGCATAAGATTAATAGAACGGCGAGCAGAAGCTGGTTCATGACCAAGCGTATCTTCACCACCAATCATTTCTGTAGCTTCTTGTATAACCTCATCTATATCGAGGTTAAAATCATATGTTCCCGAAACTGCCATTATGCTTTAACCTTTTTTCTAACTGTTTTTTTCTTTTTAACAAATGTTTTAACATTAGTGGGTTTGCCTCCAACTCCTTGGGACTTTGCTCTTTTTCTAGTTACTGCGCTTTTTCTTTGTGCAGCAGTCATCGATTTAGCTTTAGAACGTGGCACACACTTTGGATATTTTCTTTTTTTAGATTTAGTAGATGTACGACCACAGGCTTGGAACTTACCCTTTTTTTTGGGCGCACCAATGTCTACCCAATCTCCTTTTGGGCCTTTTCCAAACCATTCTTTCAAACTCATGCGTAAGTGCCGCCACGCTTCTTGTATGTTTTAACAAGCCAAGAATTAGCATAAGCACTAGGATACACATCAAATTTACGTTTAGCTTCAGACTTTACTCTTGAATATAAAGCTTTATTTTTTGGTGTAGGTGATTTTTTCTTTGGTGCCATTTGTACCTCTTATTTTTTTAATAGCTTTTTACTTCTTATGTATCTTCTGAACTTCAAAGCTTGCTTTCTTTGAAGCACCTTTGTGTGCTAGGTAACCACCAGTAGGATTCTTCATAAGTTTAAATCCTTTACCAGA